GAGAATGTGTTTTATCAATCTACCTGCAATTTCATCAGGAAGCATTTTGAAAATTGACTGCTGGTCGCAGTACATTACGAATGACTTTTTATCCTTTGCCATTTTGTTTCAAGGTTAATTTTTTACACTGGTTGTAATAGATAATTTGCAGATCAAGTTTCATCCATAAGTACTCACATTGTAATAACGTGATGAGCTGATTTTCTCGCCTGTAATTTTCATACTCTTTGCGCAGTTCAAGTTCTGCGATTTGTTCGTCACAATATGTGACCGGTAATGGTGTGGGTTTGTAGATATTCATAAAAAAAACACCCACACTTTCGATAGTTGAACCCGGTCTGGACACTAACCGACTATCTACTTGCGTGGGTGTTAATTGTATTCGTTTCATTTGTCCAATCTTATCGGCACGGGGTTCAGTCGTGTTATTCCGATATGCAATTATAAAACAAAGATTTTAGATTTCCAAATTATTCGTTACAATATTGCTGATTTTCGTGGTAATCAATGTCGCTTTGCTCGTCACGTTTCCATTCAATAGTTTGGGTGATGTACCACGACCATCCCTTTTCCCATTCTTTGAAGTCATCGGAGTTCAGTTCAAAAGGATTTTCGCCTTCGGTTTCGTAGTAATTAAACTGCTGACTGGCTATCCAGCCCATTTCAAAAGGTGTTTTTGTGTTTTCCATGCTGCAAATATAATATACTTTTCTATACTTGCAATACTTTTTGTTAAATTATTTTTATCAAAGTTATCCACAATATAAGAATATCGAACTTTTACGAATAAACTTTGTGCCGTGAAGAAGCATACGAAGGTATATCTTGACCATTTCGGTTATGACAAAAGTGATTTCATCCCTTGCGAGGTATGTGGCGCACAAGCTGTGGACATTCACCACATCGAAGCACGGGGCATGGGTGGAAGCAAACACGCTGATGTAATTGAAAACCTGATGGCCTTGTGCAGAAAAGACCATGCCCGGTATGGGGATAACAAGTCATTCAAAGAGTGGCTCAAAAAAGTTCACGCACTTAAACTTGAACAGGCGCACAGAGATACTGATTGAACTTGCCAACTCCAAGTGGCTGCCGGACTTCTGCAATAAAATTGGAAGCCATGTCGCTGCCGACCTACAACAACACCTTCTTCTAATATGCTGTGAAATGGATGCCGACCGCTTGATACAACTGCACAAAAGCAATGGACTGGTTTATTACCTTGTCCGGGTGGGGTGCAATGCGGTAAACGGCAACAGATACACAAAGTTTTATCGTGACTTTATCCGTTCAATGGATCCGCTACCGGATGAATACGATGAGGAAGCCGAGGACTACGATGAAACCCACCTGCGTAAAAAGCAGGAAGCGGTGCAATCTGTAAACTTCAAAGAGGTGGCAAACCATTTTAACCGTTCCGAATGGTATGTGGTTAAACTATGGCAGCTATGGGAAGACAAACAAAGCATGGCATTGATGGCTCGGGAAACGAAAATCAATTACCGGGAGATCAGCCAAATCATAAACGCAATCAAAACACAAATCAAAGAAAAATATAATGAATACGATGACTGACATTTTGGGAGTGGCGGCACTTTGTGTTCTGCTTTCCCGGTACTTTTTCCCCCCGATGATTTCATTCGTGTATGCGCTGGACAGCCGTTACCGCAAGACAATCAAACCTTTTGAGTGCGGTTTCTGCCTATCGTGGTGGACAGGACTGGTATGGTTTACCGTTCAATTTGGATTGTATGGTATAATTTATGGTGCATTATGTGCTATCTTTGGAGCATTAATTGACCGATACCTATGAACATAATTGAAATCACATTGACTGGCATCGCTATGGGGGTTGTTTTACCCTGTGTTTGTTACTTCATAATGACGAGAATATGACACCTGAACAACGCAGTCTTTGCCTTGACTTGAAGTCGCACATTGAGCGGATCAACAAGACCGGCACCTACTCACTTGAAGCTGGGTATTATGCCAAATTAAACGAAGTTCACAGGCAGTTGTACGGACAACCATTCCCAGCTTGTCGCAGTTGTATGTTTGATGCTTTGAAAAAACTTTACAGGGAGGCCCTGAATGGTTAGTATAATTCATGGCGGCAATGCAGGGGATTTGATTTACTCACTCCCGGCCATGCGGTCGGCTGCCCGGTTGCACGATAGCAAGGTTCACTTATATTTACAAGTTGATGTACCTGCGCAGTATGGTTTCAATCACCCGATGGGCAAGGTGCAGATGAATAATCAAATGGCTGAAATGCTTTTGCCACTTTTGATGTCTACGGACTTTATAGGCAAATGTACAATCACTGATGAAGCCGCAAAATGCGACTACAATTTTAACCTATTCAGGAAGTTTCACAATTACACCGGGCATATCTCCCAGTGGTATTTTCATATCTACCCGGAACTGACCTGCAACCTTGCCGAGCCGATACACTTTGATGTGTGGCAATTAGGCAACCACCAAATCATTTTGAACCGCACAGCCCGTTATCACAACCCGACTTTTGATTATTCCATCCTGCGCAGGTATCAGGATAAGATAAAATTTGTAGGGCTTGCCGATGAATACCGCATCATTTCGGCCAAGCTGCCTGACATTTCTCACATCGAAGTAAAAGACTTTGCGGAGCTGTGCGGCATAATCAAGGGCTGCGAGTTATTTGTCGGCAATCAGTCAATGGCCTACGCAATAGCCGAGGTCATGAAGCATCCACGTGTTGTTGAAATCTGCCCGACTGCGCATAATGTCATCCCAACGGGTGACAATGGCTATGGTGCATGGACAATAATGAACCTGACACAGATATTGAAATCAAAATATGAGCAAAACTAAATCACCTATCACGGGTAAGGTAGCCAAAAAGGCATTTGTCAAAGGTGGGGTGCAATACTACACCGATGACTTGGCTAATATCTTCTGCAAAAAACTTGAACAATCAGGCATGGTGGGCGGTGGCAAAGAAGATGAACGCAATGCCGATGAGTTAAACCTTGTAAGAATGTATCGCATACAGAAAATATCAGGTAAGCAGCAGCCCACCATTTTGGACTACGGATGTGGAACTGGTTTGATGGTTACATTCATGCAGGATGCCGATATTGACTGCGATGGTTATGACCCTTATAACGGATATTATGCCGATGTTTTATCCCTTAAAAAGGACTATGATGTAATTGTCCTGACCGAAGTCATTGAACACCTGACAGCACCATTTGCAGAATTGGCCGAAATAAAAGAGATGTGTCACGCTGGAAGTAAAATAATGATAGAGACTTCCTTTGTAGATTGGCTTACCGAAAATGACGAATACATTGAACCAAAGGTGGGGCATTGCACAATTTTCAGCCATGCCGGGCTTGACTATTTGATGGCGCAGTTTGGTTTTGTTCCTGACAATCACATAAACAGAAACGTAAGAATATATGCAGTGGGTTAAATTAACACAGGTTCGGCCAAACCCGAACAATCCCCGTGTCATTCGGGATGAGAAGTTTGCAAAGTTAAAGCAGTCAATTATTGACTTTCCTGAAATGCTGGAAAAGCGGCCATTGGTTTGCTATACCGAGGGGAAAAACTATATTGTGCTGGGTGGCAATATGCGCCTGAAAGCATTATCGGACATCGGGGCAAAGGAGATACCGATTATTCTTGCAGACGAATGGACAGAAGAACAACGGGCGCAGTTCCTGATTAAGGACAATGTTGGCTTCGGTGAATGGGATTGGAACACCCTTGCAAACGAATGGGATGCAGATAAGCTGGAAGCATGGGGATTGAATTTGCCTGAGTTTGCAAATCCAGTTGACTATTCAATTTTAGATGGCGAAGACTTGAACGGCACTTTGGCAGATATGGCAGGTGGTGTTAAAAAAGCAATCCAAATCGAATTTGAACCTGATGATTATGAGGAAGCGTATGCACTTGTTAAGTTTTGGCGAGAGCGTGGGGCTTATGTAGGGGCTTTGATTATTGAACATTTGTCTAACGAGAAAAGTAAAATATGAACCAGTCTGAAATTAACAACATCAAATTTTATTATAGGCAAAACACAAGCGACTTAAAAACATTTGAGGAGGTTATAGGTCGGGATGTTTATCGTAAAAAGAATATGAAAATTTTACCGGGTGAACATTGGATTGATTGCGGTGGTAATGTCGGGGCTTTTACTTTGTTGGCTTGTTCACTTGGTGCAAAAGTAACAGTTTACGAACCAGACCCGAATAATTGCAAAATGATAGAAATGAATTTGGCTTTGAATAATTTTGATGCTGAAATTGTTTGTGCCGGTCTTGTGCATAACGATACCAAAAAAGCAAATCTTTTCGTTGGCAATAATGGTAATGTTTGGCGAAATTCAATGTTTAAAAATTGGAATGGCAAAGGTTTGAAAGTGGATTGTTTGAATTTCGATGAGGTTGTACCTGACGGGGTTTGCGTTAAAATGGATATCGAGGGTGCAGAAATGCCGATACTTGAAAACACAAAAAGAAAGTTTAAGAAATTGGTGTTTGAATGGAGTTTTGATATTGATGGAAGTCTGAATAGATTTAGAAGGTGTATTGATAAGTTAAAGAATAATTACCAGGTCAATATCCAAGACAAACGATTTTATGAATTACCAGATGATTTTGTTCCAAAAAGATTTATTGTAAAAGCAACAAACATATATTGTTATGAAAAGAATTGATTTAATACAAGTTCTACATGATGTCAAAATTGGTGATGTATGTGGACACATTGAGCCAAACATTACGGAAGATTGCATTTTCTATTTTGATAATGAACCTATCGGATTTTATATCCGAGATATAGGCAAATATTCAGAAAAAGCAGCAAAACTTGCACATCTTGCCGACCACGAACTAAGGTCAAAAAATGTACCCAAAAGTACAATGAAACGTTCAAGCGGTTTCGGTGATGGTAATGCTGAAAAAGAGGTTTTGCAGTACTCAACAATTTTAGGCGGTGTTCCACCTAAACCACACATGAAAAGACCTTACCCAACTATCAGCAGT